GAGCTCGCGTAGTTCTTTGACCGTCTCGTTGTCATTGCCGCCAGCCATGGCCATGGACCGCTGATGCGGGATCACCTGCGAGCCGCGGGGCAGATTGACCAGCTCGCGACCGCGCTCGCCAACCCAGGCCATGCCGCCCGGGTGGAAGTCGGTACCGTTGGCATAGCCCGGCAACGTTGCCTCACCCCGGTTGCGGGCAGCTGCGGCAAACTGGGCATAGAGATTATCGGTCAGACCGCCCGACCCCATGAACTTCTGCCACCATACAGCGCCGGCCGCATCGGGGTCGCGGCCCAGAACGTCACGATATAGCCGCGTCACGCCTGCCATGGAGCCATTGCCGCTTATGCGGTCGTAATCAGCCTGCGCCCGATCCATTTGTATGACGGCGCTTGCCAGGGCGCCGATTGCGGCGGAAACCCCAAGGATGCCGTTGTCGATATCGATGAGCTTGCCAACCTGGGCATTGAGCGTGGAAAGCTGCTGATCGGCAACGGAGACCTGCTGCTGCGCCTTGACCAGGGCTTGATCGAGTGTCGCCTCGACGGCATTGAACACGGCGAAATAAGCTTCCGACGAACCGTAATATGCTCGCGCCTCTTCCAGATACTGCCGGCTGACGCTTTCCAGCTCGGCCATAGCCTCTTCGTCGCCTGCGAACGCCTTGGCAACGGTGTCCTGGAACTGGGATTGTGCTTCCTCGAAGCGCTGCTGCGGGTTGAGCGGCGACAGATTGCTGTCGAGCTTGAGGCTGTCCTTAAAGTCCTGCAGCGAGCGGATGAACTGGCGGTGCCGGGCAATCGTCTGCTCGAGCACGCCGCGCTCGGCATCAAAAGCTTGCCTCAGATCGGCGCGCGCCCGCTCCACGTTCTGCTGGGTACCAGACAGGATCAACTGCGCATCGGCGAGAGCCTTTGCAGTGGAGCCAACCAGGGCATCCGAGAGCATGGCGGCAAGCTCCGGGAAGAGCGTTGCGAGGCGGTTCAGTTCGGACTGGCTGAGATCGGCCTCTTCAGCGATCTTGCGCAGCGACAAGCCGAGTTCCGTCAGGGCCAGGCTGCCGTCGGCACCGAGCTCTGCCGCATCCTTGAGCCGGGCGTTGTAGAGTTCCTGCGCTGCGGCGATCTCGTTGAGATAGCGGTTGCCCTCCAGATTGTTGACTGACGCCTGCAAGTCCTTTTCGTACTGACGCGCGAGAGTTGCCGGCAGGTTGGCAAGAGCCGCTTCGATCTCCTTGACCAGGTTCGTGTCTTTCGCCTTCTTGGCGAGGTCGATGTATTCCTGTGCCTGCCTCTTTGCATCTGCCAAGGCCTTGGCGTACTGGCTCACCACTTCGCCGTTCATGCTGTCCATGAACTGCTCGATGGCCGGGCGCACCTGTTTAAGCTTCTCGCGGGCTTCCTTGAGGGCCTTGTTCATGCCGAACAGGGCACCCACAATGCCGCCAATGCCGCCGATGACAGCGCCTACCGGACCGCCTACCGCAAAACCCGAAAGTGCGCCGCCAAGAGCCCCCATGATCGGGTTCTGCGTCTGGGCACCGATACCAAACCCACCTAGTCCGGCGCCGGCCATGCCGCTTAGGCCCTGCAGCCCTTTGATGCCGGCGAACAGGCCAGTGGCAGAACCCTCTTCCGTGCCAGCCTTTGCGCCTTGGAAGATCGCATCGAAGATGTTGGTTGAGCCGCCTGCATTGTCGTTGGCTGCTTGAGGGTTGCCATTGAAGATGGCTCCCAAGCCCTCGGCACTAAAGAGCTTGTCTAGGTTGCCCTGGCCAAGCTTGGCGAAACCTTCGACCATGTGATCGATGAAGCCATCGAAGTCTTTGATTGTACCGTCGAACAAGCCGGAGAACGCACCGCCGATCGTACCAAGAACATCATCGACCATCTTCTTCTGGTCATCAAATGCCTTGGTTAGGCGCTTAGTCTCAGTTTCTGCAGCCGCCATCTCGCGACCAAGGCCATTCAACTCGGAGACCTGTTCGGGCGTTAGCTCAATTCCAGCCTCGCGAGCCTTGTTCAGTAGCTCAAAGCTATGCCGAAGAGCACTCGCTTCCTGTTCTGACATACCCATTGCCTGACGCTCGTTCTCTTGCTTGGCAATGAACTCTTCGGCGCCTGCGACAATCTTTGTGTAAGCCTCTAACAGGCGTTCGGCTTCCTTCGCTGCAGCCTTCCCTGCTTTATCTGCTTCAGAACCAGCAGCACCAGCGGCCGTTGCCAGGCCACGCAACGCATCTGCTGCTCCGCTGGCACCCTTCTGAACCATTGATACAAGTTCACCGACATAGTCCTGACCCATGGCAGCGCTCATCTCGCTGCCGATCACGCCAGAGACCGCATTCGCAGCACCGGCATTCGGGTTCGCTACGCGGCCGAAACTCACATCACCGATTTCGCCAATGCCGCTCCATCCGCCGCGCATATTCTCTGGGATTAAAGAAATCGCGCCGTTTATGTTGCGGATGAACTCATTGATCTTGCTGGTAATGAACTGCAGCATGCTTTCCACGCCGCCAATCGTGTTGTTGACAGATTGGATGACCAGATCGCCAATTGCGGCTGGCAACATCGACCATGTGGCCTTGATACCATTAAAGCCTCCTACGAAAGCTCCGATGATCCAGTTGATGCCCTGCTGAGCATCCGCAACGATGTCGCGACCGAAGATACGGGCTAGGTCTTCGCGGAAGATTACCGCAGCGGTTGCAGCTGCTGCGAGCCCCAAGATCAGGGCGCCACCAGGATTCGCCATTGCCATCGTTGCGGCAGTGGTGATTGCCTGAGCGGCCAAGCTACCCAGAGCCGCGACGAGGCTCACAATGCCCATGATGATGGCTGGCGCGTAAAGCAGCGCCAGGCCCGCTGCTGCAGCAGCTGCATATGGAGCAATTGGGACAAGGACATTTGCAATGCCATTCAGCACAACTTCTGCTGTCGATCCCCAATCCACCATCTGGAGCCCGGCCGCTGCCAAACCAACTACAGCGATGGTCACCAATGAGATCGGGCTCAACACTGAAGCGAATGCCGCTGCCAGCGTTTTCAACACGCCTCCGGACTGAGCGGAGAACACTGCAGAAAGCTGCGTGCCTTGCTGAAGCGCAATCATGAGCGGGTTCATGCCCATGGCTGCCGTTACGCCGATGTCCTGAAACTGAGCTGCAATATTCGCCGTGTTGAGCCGCAAATTGTCATTCGCTGCCCCAGCAACCCGAGCCGCTTGCGCCTGAGTTGCGAGAGCAGCAGCATACATCTTTGCGGAGGCGGCAGCCTTCTCGGACGCAGAGGCAACTGCGCCGATTCCGGCGCCTGCCGATGAACAGGATCGGCCGAGGCTGTTAACCGCCGCGTCTGCCCCGCGGGCCGCAGCCGTCATCTGCTCGAGTGAGGCCTCCGCCTTGTCCGAGCCTGATGTGTCAGCCCGAATAACGACGTTCAACAGGTCCATCAACTACTCCTTCCGTCGTACTTCCGCCTGCTTCGCCGCCATGAAGGCTTTGATCCCGGCACCATCAGCGGCATCGGTTTCATTCCGCACCTCACCTTTTCCGGACTTCGGCTTGGGTGAAGCATCCCGGTAAGCCCAGAAAAGCGACACGATTGCCCGAGCCTCCCACGGGGCAATCAGCGCGCCGGTAAGCCGAGCATAAGCATCGATCTCGGTATAAGTGATGGGATTATCGGCCATGCCGATCTGGCGGGTAAGCATGAGGTCAAAGAACCAGTCCCACACTTGCTGGCAATCGACGGGCAAAGCTGGCTCTATGATCTGCCCTGGTTTTAACCTGGCAAAAACCAGGGCGTATTCGGTCAGGTCTTCGAGGATGCTGTCGACGGCGCCTTCAAAAAATTTGCACGGTCAGCAATGAATGCGTCCGCCTGTTCCTTAAGCCAGGGAAGAGCTTTGTAGAGGGACCGGGCGTTGTCCGTGGTGCAGTCAAGCTTCTTACCGCCCATCTCGATATTAGACCATGACACCGTCGCCAGAGCCAAAGTCGTCAAACGGTCGGTTTCCTGCTTTTCTGCCGTGGTCATCTTTGGGCGGAAGCCTTTTTTGAGAACCTCATTGGTGAGCTCGTTCTGCCGCTTCTTGAGCTTGTCGCTGTCGATGCCGAGTAGGGTGATAGTGATCGGCTCGCCGCTTTCGGTGAGCAGCTTCTCACCCGTCGCTGGGTTCTCCAGCTCCATAACAGCGCCCTGGTTGGAAGCGTCTTTCGTGTCGAGTGTCAGCAAGTCCATGTGTCGGTTCCTTTGTCGGAAGGGAGTGCGGGCGAGCACCGACATGCCCGCAGCTTGTCACGCGTGACGTTCTGACCAGCTGTCGGGCCGGATAGGATCAGGGAGTTTCGTCAGCTAGGGCGCTGAATATCTCGGTATTTATGCCGAGGGAGTAGGTCACCCTCACGACGTTGTCTGCGCCGCCGTAGTTCTCACGTGCCGACATGACCAAAGCGCCGAAGTAATAGGTCGTATCGGTGTAATCCTCGTCGGGAGCATCGGCCGCCACGATCTTGAAGGCATATTCGAACTTCGTCTTTTCGGCAGCACTGAGCGCGATCTGACCGGCATCGAGAGGATCACGGCCCACTGTTAGAGCAAGCGTTCCCGCATCACGGGCCCCTTTTAGTTTACGGGTGCGTGCATCACCAACGGAGAGAAAGGTGACAGCTGCGCTCTCATCACCAAACTCGCCAAGAGTTTCGACCTCACCGATTTCCACCCATGGGGTTAGGGCGGCATATTCAGCAAGAGTGTCAGTCGCATCAGTGCGGACAGGGCCGATATAGATCTTGCTACCGGCTGCGGTTGAGATTGCCATGGGGTGGTCCTTTCATGGGCAAGAAAAACCCGCTCATGGCGGGTGTGAGAGGTTAGGGAGTGGAGGTTGCCTGTGGAGGCGGATTTGGCTCTGCACCTGTTGCAGGTTGGTCCTTTGGCTTGCGATCGGCGGCCTTGATTGCAGACGGCTTCTTCGTCGCGGCTGACTTCACCGGTGCGCGCATATCGTCAAGCGTGCCAACTGCAACACCCGCCACTTTGTAAGCCGCAGCGATTCTGGGCCAGTCGCCGGCTATGAACACCTTGGTTGCACCTTCAATGGGTGCAAGGAAGTGCCGAGGGTTCTTGACCTTGCGGCCGCCTGCGTTTTCGACCTTCTCGGTCGAGTATATGATCTGCATTGGAATTTTCCTTAGTTGCCGTTGCCGTCGGTCTGGTATTTGATGCTGTACGTCAGAGTGGCAATGGCCTGACGGCTGTCGCCCTCACCGTCGAGGCCGAGCGTGGTGCTAACAAGCGTGCTATCGATCGCCCGCTTGCCGAGCCTAGGGTCCGCGGCCATGGCTTGCTCAGCCTTCTCAGCAAAATCATCAAGCGCGTCATCAAGCGCCAACAAAACACTGGTTCGTAGCTCAATGGCGATGGTCAGACGCCGCATCAGCGTTCTGCCGATGGTGGCAGCCTCAGACTCCTCTGCCAGAGAGTAGACAAGCGTGACAGGAAGCTCCTTCTGCTCTGTTGGCCGCGCTCGGTTAGCGAAAACCCTGCCTTGCCAGTCTGGAATGCCCGAGAGAACCGCTACTACCGCCTCACGGATGCGCTGGCGCTTGTGGGTCATTCCATCCGCTCCAGCTGGATAGTGGTCATACCCTGCCCGTCTGATCGCATTTCCCAACGACGATAGAGCGTGCCACGCACCACGATGATTGTTTCATCGGTGATCACGGGCAAAGAAGACGTGCGAACTGAAATGGTGGTGATGAGGTCGGATGAACCGCCCTCACCTTCTTCGTCGGTGAAGTGCCGACTGTCGTAGATAGCTTGGAGGGGGACCCCGCCGATTGTAACCGGGGAAGTCTGGGGATCATCCCCGAACACGTCGAGGACGGCGCTGTTCAGGGCTGAGAAGTCCATTACGAGGTGCGCTTCGCCGACTTGTTAGCGGCTGCGACCGCGTCAGGATCAGGCGCCTGAGTGGAGCCGGATGCTGGCAGGCTCGGATCCGTAGCCGGATCGCCTGTCGAAGCGCTGTCGCTGTCGCTGTCGTCCGCGACTGTCTTCGTCTTGCGAGATGCAGCACCGGCAGCAATGAGGGCCTCGGCCTCTTTGGAGTCGGCAATCTCAAACTCACCGCCCGGAGCAGCAGATTTACCGCCACCCAGGTTTACTGTGTTGATTGCAACGAGCTTCATGATCAGATCGCCTTCGCACTGAGGGTTGCGTTGATGCGGTACGGCACCACCAGCGGAGCCGACTGCAGCATGAGGAAGCGGGCTGCCGGGTCGGGCATCGTCCAGGACTTTTGGAAGTAATCCAGAGCCTGGAAGCCCGCTGCTTCGTCCTTGATGGCGCCGAAGTGGCGGACGCCTTCGACTTGGCCAGTGGCAGCCATGACCAGGTAATTGTCTGGGATGTACTTGCCGATGGTTCCGGTCTCATCAACGAAGCTGTCCGAGTAGACCCAGATGTTGAACGCCCCAAACGTGCCCATATAACTGGCGCCAGCACGCATAGAGTTCGGGCCGAGATCGAGATCGGTCCGGCGGCTGAAGCCCTTGCTGTTGTCGACTAGGTCCTTGACCTTGGCGTGCCCACGGAACACCGTGAACACGTTCTGCGCCATGATAACGTCGATGGCATTCGCGCCAGACTTGTCCCGGATAAGACCGGCCCAATTCTCTAGATCCGAAACGGGATCGGATGCGGCGTCAGTCCACAGAGCAGTGCCACTATTGGT